CAGGGGGAGTTTGCCCCGTCCCTTGGCTTGTAAAAGAAGAAAGGCCTGAGGTTAGGGAGGATGTGGTTAATCATCCTTCCCATTACACCGATGGGGGCATCGAATGCATCGAAGCCATTGAGGCGGCTTTAACCATCGAAGAATTCCGTGGTTACTGCAAGGGAAATTGCATGAAGTATATTTGGCGTGAGCGCCATAAAGGCGGGACAGAATCACTGAAGAAGGCACGGTGGTACCTGGATCGTCTTATTGAAATGGGCGAAGTTTAGAAGGGCTGGTACTCGTCTTCTTCGCTGTCCTCGTCGTCGTCCATCAAGCAGGCGGCGGCGAGTTCACACAGTTCTAAATCAGTGGGAAGATCCCAATCTAACTCAATATTTTCATCGGCCAGGATGGCTTTTACGGCGTGCCACTCCATGAGCCGTTGGTGGTACAGGTTCAGTAAAGCAGCGTATAACTCATCCCAGGTCATCTCCTGGGCTGTAAGTTCTGCTTTCCGCATGGAAAACTGCAGTTCCAGTGGAAGTTGAAATTCACGGGGTTCGACTGAACGCTCCATTCCACTTTGCAGGTCTTGTTCTAATTATTCTAAGCCTAGGTGGTAAATATGGCGTCCAGCTCTTCTTGGTTGAATTCATCCCATGGACGATCTGTGATCTGGAAATCGTTGGCAAACTTAGACAGAACATACGGGCTGACGTTTTCTTCCAGTTCGCGGATTGCCCGTACTTCATGCGGAGCAGCGCTGTAATTCCTAAATGCGGCCAGTAAAATTTGTGTGGATGCCCAGGGATTTGCATCTACTTCCTGAAGGAACAAGTCGACTTCTTCCCTACGCCGATCCAGGAGACCGCCGATAACTTTGTGTTCGGCATCAAAGATCCAACTGGACATTTCCTGTGTCGCCATGCAGAAGTCCTCTGCTTCAATGGCGTCAATTACGGAGCTGTACAGGAAGGGCTGCCATCCAATTGAGTGGATGAATGAAATCAATGCCTGCCGCATGCAGGGATCAAGACCAAGATTGAGCTTAGTCAGCTGACTGTCAATGATTTGCACTTCGTAGAACAAGTGTTGCAAGGCTTTTTCTTTGCTGCAACACTGCCCTTGTTTAACAGGGGAGCCGTCCGGGTAATACTGGGTGCCGTAACCAATGGTGTAAGGTTCACCACCAGTGGTTAAGTCTGGGTACGCCTTTTCGCTGAAACCTTCGTATTTGCGGATTAAGTTAATCGCATGCGAAAAATCGGACATGGGGGTAACTATTATTACCCCCAATCATACACAAAATTTTATTTACCTTGCCCGCGCATTTTTTTGCGTCCGTGATTAGGAAGGCTGTGTTGACCCTGGCCTTGACGCGTTTTCTTGGGCTTGGACTCAAGTTTGACGGATGAAGATGATTTGGGTTTTGCCATGACAGGAGTGAGTTGGCGCTACCACTTTACTTTGTGGGACCAGTACCTGGCAGACATGATGTCTGGGTTCGAATCTTGGGCGTTATGTCTTGCGTAATATGACTTTTTCCTTGCTTTTTCTTTGGCACTGGTCGGATTTTTCCCAGCGCCCTCAACGCCCTGTTGGCCGAACCGAATAATCTTTTCCTCTCCTCCCTTGCAGGCTTTGACAACATGGGACTTGGTGGGATGCCCAGGTGTACGGCGAGGCTTGTTACACGCCATTTTGTCCTTAGCAATCTTGGCTGCAGCCGCTGCTTTTTTATGTTTTTCAGCCATTAGAGTCCTTTAAACATTGAAGTGAACTCACCCAAAATTTGTGTGCCTGTCTTGGATTTGTAATCAGTTTCTTCGTCTTCATCATCCAATCCTAATCTGAAGAAACTTGCTGACGTATCGCCACCTTCCTCTTTACCTCCCGTTGTTCCCTCATCAAAGAAACTTTCGATTGTGCCAAGAGAGGCGAAGGGGTCACTCAGGTCAAGGCCGTATGACTGCAGTGCCTTGTCGCTGCCAGCCTTGGTGAGGATTGTTTGTTCAGACCTGTCTAAATCTGGAAAGAAGTTATTGTAAAACTCATCTTCTGTACCCTGGTAACCAGCGGACTGGAACGTTTTATACAGTTCAGTTTGTGGCGTTGCCATTTCATCTTTATAATCCTCTGGCCGCTCAATGTAGGTAAGGCCGAGAACTTGCTGTGTTGGGCGTTGACGTTTTTCATTTAAATATTTAATTTGCTCACGAATATCCTGGGCCGAACCTGTGCGCAATGTTTCAACCACATACTGTTTTAATTCGTCTACTGTTCCCTTGAAGTCAGTCAAGCCATACCTTTGCAGTACTTCTTGCCACGTTGATTTATCATCGGGATCCAAACCACGGAGCATTTCGTCGGCAAATTCCTCTGGTGTTACAAACTGACCGAAGACAGAACCTTGGCGTAGTGCTTCTTCTTTGAGCGCAGGTAATATGTTGTTATAAATTTGATCTCGAACTTTGCCGGCATTTAAAATATCATCAGCACCGTCATAACCACGACCCTGACCTTTTACTTGAAAATGGATGCGTGCAAAAGCATCTTTATCGTTTAAGTCAATGCCAAAGCGATAGGCTTGCTGCGCCCAATACGGATCGCCTTTTTTCGCTGCTTCCCAATCTTGCGCAACAACACGCGCCTGGTCGGCGTACTGTGATTCACGAGCTTTGTCTCCTGACGGATTGAAATAAAAACTAGAGTTAAAATAACGCGGATTAGTGCTTTTAATTTGATCCAAATACTGTTTGGCACGTAAATCAGCAACCAGGCTGACAGCATTAAGCATGTCCTGAGTCTGGAAGGGGTTTTGTTCTTCTTGCCGAATATCAATATATTCAACAAATTCATCCATTGAACGAGCCGTATTGAAGCGTGGAATTAAATATTGATCAATAAAGTTACGCGCAAATTGGCTTTCAATTTTTACATTTTCAGTCGCTTCTGCTGTTGTGTAGCCAAGTTCCAGGTCTTGTTCGTAACGTTTTTTTAACTCACTATCAAACCATTGTTGCCAGTTATAAGTTGTATTGTTGCGTACACCTGTGATGTTTTGAAGATTTTTCTCTAAAGATTCTTCTGCTTTACCTGCAGATGTAAAAGAAAGCAGACCGCCGACGCCTGTATCACCCAAGATGGCGTTACTCAATTCATTATTAATATTCATAATCTCAGTGAAACCGCCAAGTCCGCCCAGTAAACCAAGCATTTCTTCTTTTGCTTTAGCTTGCTGCATCTCACTGATTGTTTCTTTTAACACATCTTGCGCTAATGCGCCAAATTTTTTAACATCAACCGCTGCTTTTTCGCCCACGGCCTCGTTTAATACATCTTCTAATTGTGTAATGCCGTAACCAGCGTTAATGTTGTAATTGAGGCTGACTTGCTTATCCTCTGGTCGATCTGAAATACGGAAAAGCGTAACAAATTCATCTGGCTTATTTACATCTAAATAATTGTCTTTTGCCAATTTCGACCAATAAGGATCATCGGTTTTTGCTTTTTCCCATGCAGCAGCAATTTCTGGAACGTTTAACAGGCGTTCAGTTTGAGTGGCCGTGTTAACACCAAGCTGTACATCGCGAACCGCTTGTAAATCCTTGTCCGTAGGTTTGGCTTCCACGTAACGCGCAGCTGCCGTTGTGCCTTCTGGCGCGTTGCCACGAAAGCCTGCTGGTTTTCCTTGTGACGTGTAATGCTGTAAGTAATATCCATTTTCTCCATAGCGCTCCGTGATGTCAATATCATCGTTGGCAACGGCATTCCTCCAACCTTCTGTGACCTGTGGATAAGTTTGTTTGTAATACGTAGGGTCAAAATCACCGTATAAAGGCTTAGCTCCTAGTGAAGTGTTCCATGTTTGAAGTTTTTCAGTGCGATAAAATGTTTTAAATTGATTTTCAATATCTTGTTTAGTGGCTGTATCCAAGTCCGCAGTGGCATTACGCAATTGCTGCCGGCGAGAAGTGTAATCACCCCCCTGGGTTGAATTTGCAACTTGTACTGTGAAATTATAAGCGTTATTAAGTCTTTGATTTTTCGCATTTAAATTAGCATTATCCTTAGTTTCTTGTCGTTTTTCTCTATTGATTGCAGCGTTTCCGGGTAAATCACGTCTTTTAGTTTCATAGCGATCTTCCGCAGTACAATTTCCCCAAACATCACGTGAAGCGCAACGATCCTGAGTCTTTATTTGATATTCTTCGTATTCGGGCAGCGGGGCGTAATAAGTGTTGTAATCGGTTTTTTCGGGGTTAACAACCCATTTACGCGCACCGCTATCGTAATAAAGTCCCATTACCTATCAAGCGATTTTTGCCAACTATCGCGGAAATAGCTTTCCGTAAATTCTCTTATTTCTATCATCGCATCATATCCTTGCGTTAACAAGGCAACTACTGGATACAGTTCACCGACCAAACCTCGGTAAACATGGGCGTAAATACGTTCAGTAGGTGTGCCAGTACAAAGTCGATTTGCCTGTTGCCAGGCGCACCAGCCAAGATTCTGAAAAGGCTGTAGGGTTTTAATATTTTCTTGATAAAACGGATTGCTTGGGATCCTTGTAAAAAGCAGTTCAAACACATCAAGTAAGTCCTGTATCTCATAGCGACGATCTTGATCGTACACGTTGTCAATAATGCGACAGCAGTAGCCAATCTGGAGTAAGTAATTTAAAGCATCTTGATTATTGCCTGCGGCCATTTGTGCGCCTTTCATATCAGGCGCTGTATCCCGCATCCATTCAGCAAAAGTCATTAACCTGCAATTGTAATACTTGGTTCAAATGCAGTATAAGAAAAAAGATCGACTGTTTCTTGGTTCATCCAGGCTTTAATTTTGTTGTGTTGTATGTCTGTATAGAAATCTTGTTGCCGATACCATTCTTCCATCTTGGCGCTGGCCTTGTTTGTATTGCACCGACGGCACGCGGGAATCAGGTTATTTCTGTTGCTTGAGCCGGAACGGAACCTCGGGATGATGTGATCAAGGGATGTGGCTTCATCTCCGCAATAGCCACACTTGCAATTCCAGGCGTCGTAAATAGACTGTCGATAACGTTTCTTTGCTAACTTTGGAGTTAATTCAATGAGCAGGGCGAGGGGATCCTGTTCACTATTGAACATGCTCTTTAGTTGCCGTTATCTAATTTTAATTTCCCCACATTTGTATCCAACCACAACAAAAAGATAAAAGGTATCTTAAGAGTCTTGACAAGGCGCAACAAGTGGATACCTTATAAGAGCACGCGTCTTCTCGCGCCATGACCAAAGTCAGGGGCTGGGTCCCCGTTCAACGTGCCGAAGAACTCCTCGGCATTGACCGTCAAACCCTCTTCAAATACCGCGACAACGGAACCCTCAAGTTGGGTCCGCATTTCGCAGCGTTCCCAGAAACCCGTTCACGTGACGGTTACCGCTGGAACGTGGAAGCGGTTAGGAAACAGCTGCGAAAGAGCGGGGAGCTGCCAGTGTCTGCTTAAAGCGCTGGTAATGGCCCTTGCGTAGGCGATGTGCCAACATCAAATCAGTGACGTTCAAGGCAATGTCTTGATATGCCATTGAACGATACAGAGACGAACAAAGGGACTGCCAAGAGTCTTGCTGAACGCAAGGCTCTTTTTCTTTTAGTCCAAATAAAACAACCCACTGTGGATGCAATGGGGAAACAGAACGCTTTCGACTGGTCGTATAGATTGTTCCCCCTGGTCCCCAGGAGAATCCACTTAAATCCTCTGGCTTTAAACCGAAGGTTGCAACCATTCCGTAAAGCCAGGCTACGTCTTTTGTTTTTCGATTTGAGATCAGCTGAAAGTACTCATCCACAATCCGCTGATCAACAGGCGGGTGCTGTGACATGGTTGAGGTGTACTGGATGGCCCGACCATAACAGTCGACTTATCCAGGGCGCTAGGGAAAAAGAAAAGCCTTAATAAGTCTCGTGAGACTTAATATAAGTATACATTATTAAGAATTTGTAACACTTAAGAAGGTGTTATTCCACTTGCAAAGGCATACCACGCCAGGCCAATTGCTTCCATTGTGGAAATTTCTCCAGAAGCATAAGGCAAGTTGATGACATCTCCTACGTGATAAACAGTAGG